AGATGATATAGGAGAATTATTTGATGAATCTATAGATTACTTTATGGAAACTGTAGGTGATCCCTTATACTACAGAATAAAGGATAGAGCGGAAGATATATTAGGTTGTTATTTTGATGAATTTGGAGGCTGTTATAATGTAAGTGGTTCTAATAGTACTTTAGAAATGTGCAATAATCTTAGCCTATCTTCTAAGAAGATTAGAGAGACAATGTTAAGTAATATAGATGATTGGGATAGAGAACGTATAGCCGCATATACAGTAGAATTAATTGCGGTAGTTCCAGCAAAAGTTCCTGAGAAATATAAATATATGGAACATTTATTACAAAGAACTTATCTAAATTTTGCAGATGTAGAACTATTTGCAAAACAACATACAACTGAAGTATGGTATGATAATGATGATTATGATACAGAACCAATTGAGTTTGAATATCCTATATATGCTGTAATAGATTGTAGTCCAACATATTAATAAAATCAAAGAGAGGGATTTTCTCTCTTTACTATAAAGAAAGGAGACAAAATGGCGATTTCAGACGCTAAAAAGAAAGCGAATAAGAAATGGGATGACTCCAATAAGAAACAAATGAAATATCTGCGTTACAGGAGTTATTCAAAGACCTTTGTAAATGACTTAGCAAATCGAGATGATTTGTTGATGTTGAAAAAATGTATAGAAGAAAGAGAAAAAGATATAAATAGTTGATAAATAAAGAGTAGTATAAAATGCAATGTACTTTTTCCTAAACTACTTTACAAGACATATCATTTAAAATAGTATAAACTGTTACTATAAAAATAGTAGCAGTTTTTTTTAATGCTATAAATATGAATATTACAAACATCATATAAATATATTTGCTATCTTTATAGTAAATATATTTTGTCATGCTATAAATTATGTGTACGGAAATGTAAAGTATGAGGATAGATATGGATAATTGGAAAGATAAGGCTTATGAGCTGTATTTTACAGAGCATAAGAAAATAAATGAAATATCAAAGATAGTTGGAAAGAGCAGGCAAAGTGTGTCTGCTTTTTTAAATACAAATAATATTTTAGCTGAGAAAGAAAAAAGAAAGGCTGCATCAAGGATAAAACAACGAGAAAGTAATAAGGCTAATATGAGAAAGGTGAGAAGAAATATTGACAGTGCTTTTGTAGAAAGTGCATTAATAAAAAGACAGCATATAATTGATGTAAATGTACTTTCAAGAGAAAGACATTTTTCTGATGTTTAATCTGTCTTTACTATGACTTTAATAAGTCATATTTCAAATATAAAATTTAGGAGGAATAAGGTGAATATTGAGCAGATAGGTATGCTGGTAATAACTTCCATTATTGGTATAGCGACATACTATTTTAAGAAGAATTCAGACAGACTTGACAGGGAAGATGATCATTTGCATAACAAAATAGAAAATCTACAAAAAGAATTGTCTGATCACAAGATAGAAGTTGAGCGAAACTTTGTGTCTAAAGATGAGTTTATAAGATCTATGTCAAATATTGATAAGAAGCTTGATAAAATTTATGATGAAATTTTAAAATCTGCAAATAACAAATAAAGGAGCAATAGATGATATCTAAAGAAACACTACTTAATAAAAAATATCGTGGAGAGGTGATGAGGGTGCTGGCACTGTTTTACCCTACTCCAATTACTGTAAAACAAGTTAGGATGGCATTACTTGAATACGGTATAACAAATGGAGCTGATACATCTAAACATTTACAGTATCTTCTTGATAAAAACTATATCATGGTAGATAAAGAGTTTTCAGAAGATTTCAAAGAAGAACATGTGCTAAGACTAAGCCCTACCGGAATAGATCTAATAGAAGGTACTATAGAAGATGATGCTATATATCTATAATATGTAAAGGGATGATATTATGGATAAAGAAAAAGAATATAAAAAATACAGAAAGTATAATAAGATAGTATCTTTACCTGATGAAATTAAAAAAGAACTTGACATAATGCTATCAGACACAGCCAACACATATATGGATATATCCGATTGGCTAAAGGATAAAGGTTTTGATATAAGCAAGAGTACAGTAGGAAGATATGCTCTTGAGACACATAAGTTATCAACTAAACTACTTGAGGCAAGGACACAGGTCAATGAACTTGTAAGGTTAGCCAAAGAAGATAAGGACAGCGAGAATATAACTGAAGGTGCTATGCAAATAGCAGCAGTAAAGTTGACAGAGAAGATAGCATATCTTGAAGAGGAAATAGAAAGTATGGATGCATCTGATGCCATAAAGTTGATAACTTCCATATCAAGGACTAAGGCATATAAGGATAAAATCTATGCAAAATTGAAGTCGGAGTATGAAGAAGCTTATAAAAACTTTAAAAATGCTATTAGTGAAGAGCTTAAAAACCATCCTGATTTGCTTGAAAGATTGATAAAGATAACAGACAATACTGTATCTAAGTTATAAAAAATATTAATTAAAGCTGATATTTCAATAGTTGCAAGATAGTAAAAAAGATAATTGAATAATTATTGTTTTGAGTAAAAGTATAAAATCAATCTTATGGCTATTAAAATCAATTCTAAGCAACTTAATATTTGATTAATATAAATTTACTATGGAAATTTTTTAAAGTTTTTTAAAGTAGGTTTAAAGCGAATTAAAGATAGATTAAATTTGGATAAAGATAAAAAAGAGTGTGAGGTGAGAAAAATTGGATCTGATAAGTGAGATAGTAGGTAAAAAAAATCTAACTGAAGATGAAAAGATAAGGCTTAAAAAAATTGAGCTTGGAAGAAACAATTTTTGGGAGTATGCTAAACTTATAGATCCAAAATTTTTCAAAGAAAAAAGACAGTATTTAAAAACAATTGCAAATGCCTTACAGTCATTTTATGAGAGGAAGCTGATAAATCCTGATACACAAAAAGCATATAGATTTTTTATACTTAATCTTCCGCCCGGAGGTGGAAAGTCATATACAATAGCAATGTTCATAACCTGGATGTATGGTCAGGATATTCTTAATAAAGTTGTATCAATATCATACAATCAGATATTATCAGGTAGATTTTCAAAATCTGTAAAAGGAAAGATTGAAGATAGATCTGAAAAAGGAGATTTAAATGATTTTTCTGTTATTGATTTTTTCCCTTTAGTAAAAATAAAGTATGGTGATTCTGCAACTAATGTATGGGCTCTTGGAAATAGTGATATGTCCTACCTTGCATCTTCGTTTGACGGTACTCTTACAGGTATGAGGGGCAATATAGGAGTTATAGATGATCCGATTAAGTCAGCTACTGAAGCTGTAAATGAAAGAGTAAAAGAACATCACTGGGATTTCTATAAAAATACATTTAAGTCAAGAATGCTTGATGGTGCTATTGAGATAATAGTACAAACAAGATGGGCAACAGATGATTTGGCAGGCAAATTATTGTCAGCAAAAAAAGAACAATGCTATGAGCTTTGTATAAAGGCTCTGGATGAAGATGGAAATAGTTTTTGTGAAGACTTATACTCTACAGATGACCTCCTTGAGAAAAAAGCTACATTGGACGAAGAAATATGGCTTGCAAACTATATGCAACAGCCAATAGACAAGACAGGTGCATTATATGGCACATTTAAAACTTATGATGTTTATGATGAAGACAGCGTGAAAAGAAAGATAGCATATACTGATACAGCTGATGAAGGCTCAGACTATTTATGCAGTATATGTGCAGATGAAATAGATGGATATGCATATATAACAGATATTTACTATACTCAAGATCCAATGGAAGTTACTGAAAAAGAAGTTGCAAGAAGATATACTGTTTACGGAACAAGAGAGGCTTTGATAGAAAGTAATAACGGTGGTCGAGGGTTTGCAAGAAATGTGATAAATTTCCTGAAATCACTTTTTAAAAACAAAAAGTGCATAGTTACTTGGTTTCATCAAAGCAAGAATAAAAAGACAAGAATTATTGTAAATTCGTCAAATGTCATGGAACAGGTAATAATGCCTGAAGGCTGGGAGAAAAAATATCCTGAATTTGCAACTGCTATTAAGAAATATCAAAGAAAAGGTAAAAATGAACACGATGATGCTGAGGATGCACTTACGGGTCTTGTAGAGTTTATAAACGGTGATGTAAAGGGCAAAAAGAAAATGAAATTACTTAGTAAAAAATTGCTTGGGTTGTAGGGGGGTGATGCATTGATAAAGCTATCAGAGTTTGAAGTAAACAGCAAAAACATAGCTAAAATAATAGCGAAATTTAAAAACAGTGAACTTGATCGTCTCAATACATTACATGACTACTATAATGCAAATAATGATATATTAAAAAAATCAAGTAATAACAGTAAAGTAAATAACAAGCTTGCATCTGCTTATGCAAAATATGTAGTAAAACTGCAAACGGGATATTTCATGGGCGTTCCTGTCAAATCAAAGTCGTCAGATGATGAGTATTTAGAAGAATACAAAAAAATACTTGATGACAACTTTTATACTGATGTAAATTTTGAATTGGCTAAGTCTGCAGCGATATTTGGTTATGCGTGTGAACTTATTTATCAAAATGAAGATGCAATAACAAAGTTTAAGAAACTTGATCCAAGAGAGACTATACTTGTATTCGGTACAAGTATGAGAGAGTTTTTGCTTTGTGGAATCAGATATTACAAGACTACAGACTTGGACAACAATGTAACTGAAATAGCTGAAGTATATACTACAGATGGTATACAGTATTTTTCAAAAAATAAAAATCAAAATGAATTTGTTGAAGATATTAATAAAATGCAGCTTAATAAGTTTGATGATATTCCAATCATTGTGTACAAAAACAATGATGAGATGAAATCAGATTTTGAAGATATATTATCTCTTAATGATGCATATGATACATCACAGTCCAACACTGCGAACGATGTCGATTATTTTAACGATGCTTATATGGTGATAAGTGGAAACAACGGCATTGAAGATGACGAAGAAGATGAAAATGGAAGTGGCAAAACTTCAACTGCTGAAAAGATGAAGAAAAATAGAATGCTATTTTTCCCGGACGGTGGAGATGCAAAGTTTTTAATTAAAGAAATCAATGACTCAGCTACAGAAAACTATAAGAAAAGGCTGAATAATGACATTCACAAGTTTTCTATGACACCTGATTTGGCAGATGAAAAATTTGCCGGAAATCTTTCGGGTATAGCTATAAAGTTTAAAACTATTCCACTTGAAGAAAATGCGACCGAAAAAGAAAACAAGTTCCGGGTTGGTCTTAGAAAAAGATGTGAACTTATCACATATATGCTGAACACTAAGAAAAATAAGGATTATAACTATCTTGATATAACTGAAGAATTTACAAGGAACTTGCCTGTAAATGAAATGGAAATAACAAATATGATATTGTCATTATCAAATGTTGTATCAAGACGAACATTGTTAGAGTTGTTGCCACAGATAAACAATGTGGATGAAGAGTTAAAAAGGTTGGAAGAAGAAAAAGACGAGTATGAACTAAGAGATTTTGAGATTAACAAAGATTATACACAATCCCCCTAAAATAATATTATAAAGGCACTTGATACATATCAGGTGCTTTTATAATGTAAAAAAATATGGAGTAAATCAGATGTGAATACTAAAGAATATTTTGAAAAAAGAGCTTTGCAGACGGAAAAACATAGCAAAGATAGAGGTGAAAAGTATCTTGATGAACTAAAAAAGTCTTATGAAGATATTGAAAAACAGATACAAAATGATATTTCAAAATGGCATAAAAAGTATGCTGATACAGATGAAAGCATAAGTAATATTAATGCAAGAAAGCCGTTGAAACATGAAGAATTAAAAGAGTATTTGGAAAATATCAAGAATAAGATTGAAAATAGTAATTTAAGTGATGAGGATAAACAAGAATTAAAGCAAGGCTATTTATCTTCAAAGCTTAACAGGCTTGAAAGTTTGCTCAAGCAGACAGAATTAAATCTGAAGATACTGACAAAAGACTATGAAAATTCATCAAAAGAGCACTTAGTTGAAAACTATAAACAGTCATATAGTGAAGCTGCACATAGCTTATATGACTGCCCTACTGCCGATTTTGACCTTACTTTTGATAGATTTGACAATAGAGCTATAGAGAAGATAGTAAATGCGAAATGGAGTAATAAGGACTTTTCTGAGCGAATTTGGGGACATTATGACAATATGGCAAATGATCTGCAGGGAATATTAAATGTCGGCATTGCTCTTGGTTACTCTGTTGATAAGATGAGTAGACAGGTAAAAGATAGGATGGATGTCAATTTTTCAAATGCAAAAAGGCTGATAAGGACTGAGTCTAACTATATCTTATCCGAAGCTACACAACAGCTATACAAGGATGTAGGTCTTGAAAAATATCAATTCTTGGCGACACTTGATTTTAGAACAAGTGAAATATGTCAAAGTCTTGATGGAAAAGTGTTTGAAGTAAAAGACAGACAAGTCGGATTAAATTGCAATCCAATGCATCCTAATTGTCGTTCAACTACTATACCATACTTGGAAGAGTATCAAGACGAAGGTGATACAAGGCTTGCAAGAGATATGGACGGTAAAAACTACAAGGTGCCTGCGAATATGGACTACAAGGCTTGGTATGAGTCTATGAGCAGAGAAAAACAAGATAGTAAATCAAATGATGAGACTGGAAAAGTTTTAAATATACATGATATAAAAAATGCAACATTAAAAAAATCCTTTGAAGACTTAGAAGATATCTTAAGTCGAAAGAGTAAAAACAGCCTTCACGCTACAAAGATGAGCATGTATTTAGAATACACAGAGTATGAAGAAGATACAAGTTTAAAAGTGCCTTATTCATATTTTATAAATCAAGATAAGATAAAATATAATACTAAACATCATAACTTCTATAAGTATGACTTTATAGAAGCACAGATACATGAAATTTCACATAGGATGGATATGCTTGAATACAAATCATATGAGAATACAAAGTTTCTAAAAGCTATAAAAAATAGCAAAAAAATATATCAAAAAAATGAAGAAAAAATAAAAAAATGGTTTGATGAAAAAAATGGATTGTATTCTAAAGAAGGATCTGTATCAGATATAATAAGTGCTCTGACAAAAGGAAAGGCAAATTCATATCTTTTGTTAGGACATGAAGAAAAATATTGGAAAGATGCAAGGAATGTGCCACTTGAAATATTTGCTAATTTAAGTTATATTGATATTATAGACAAAGAAAAACACACAGAATTTAAATCAGTCTTCAATGAGTTAATTGAAGCGTATTTGGAGGTAGTATCATGAGTGCATTTTATCATCCAATATTAGAAAGTGAAGAATTTAAAGCAATCAGAAAAGAATGGTTAGAAAAGCAATTAGGTGACTGGATGCCGTTTAATAATGACGAATATTCCGGAGCTGATGATTATATGCAAAAATTAAAATCAAAGTTTGAAAAACTGAAAAAAGAAAAAGGGATATCTTAAAAAGTAACTATAGAAAGATTTAAAAATGTGATTTAAAGGCACTTTAAACTAAGTTTAGAGTGTCTTTTCTAATGCAATAAAATATAATTTGTTAAGTGAGCATCTGCCATAGTGGCAGGTGCTTTTATAATACAAAAATTTTAGATAAGGAGAAATAAAAGATGAATTTTAGAAAACTTAATCTACAGTTATTTGCAGCGGATAACGGAGCAGGTGGTAATTCGCAAGGTGCAGATACATCTGCAAATACAGTGCAAAATAGCAATGATGGAGATAATCAAAACAGTAATGTAGATGGTAACACAAAAACATATACTGAAGATGATATCGCAAAGTTGAAAGAGGATTGGACGAAAGAACAGGAAAGTAGCTATCAGTCTAAACTAAAAGACGGCATAGCAAAGGCTATTGAAGAAGAAAAAAGACTGTCAAAGCTAAGTAAAGATGAAAAAGATGCTGAAGAAAAGCAAAAACTACTTAGCAGAATTGAAAGTCTTGAAAAGGAGAAAGAGCTTGGAATTCTTAAAGAAAAAGCTTTAAATGCACTTTCTGAGCAAAAGCTGCCTAACTCATTTTTGAACTTTGTTATTGGTGTAGATGAAAAAGCTACTCTTGATAATATTTCAGCTATAAAAACAGCATTTGACTCAGCTGTACAAAGTCAGGTGGAAGAAAGATTGAAAGGCAAGACGCCAGACATCAGCAATACAGGAGGCAAAAGTGATAATATTGCTGGACAATTTGCTAATGCATTAAGAGGTAAATTTTAATATTTTTAAACATAAAGGAGAAATAACATGGCTATAAACACATTGGAATATGCAAAAATTTTTCAAAAAGAACTGGATCAACAAATAATTGAAGGGGCAACATCAGGATGGATGGAGGATAATGCCGGACAGGTAAAATACTCAGGTGGTAATGAAGTAAAGATACCTACCATATCTACTCAAGGTCTTGGTGACTATGATAGGGATAATGGTTTTGTAAGAGGAGCTGTTACACTTAGTTATGAAACTTACAAGATGACACAAGACAGAGGTAGGTCATTTAATCTTGATGCAATGGATGTAGATGAGTCTAATTTTATCGCAAATGCCGGCAATGTAATGGGAGTATTTCAAGATGAGCATGTAATGCCTGAGATTGACAGTTACAGATACTCAAAGATGTTTGCTCTTGTAAAAGCAGGTGGAACTGTAACAGAAGGTTATACACCAACAAAGGCTACAATACTTGAAAAACTTAAGGCTGACATACAAGCAATAAGAAATAAAATACCACGTAATTTACAACTTTTGATTATAATGTCACCGATTACGGCAGGTATCTTATCTGATGCACTTGAAAACAGCAGAAGAATAGATATAGGTAATTTCAAACAAGGTGAGATAGATCTTACTATCAAAAAATTTGACGGATTGCCAATCATAGAGGTACCAAGTGACAGACTAAAAACCTTGTACAAGAAACAAGATGGAAAAACTACAGGACAAGAAGCAGGTGGTTTTGTAGCTGATACAAACGCTAAGGATATTAACTGGATAATAACACCAAAGAAAGCTCCAATAGCCGTATCAAAGACAGATTTAACAAGGATATTCAATCCTATGGAAAATCAACAAGCCAATGCTTGGAAGATAGACTATAGAAAATATCATGACATTTGGATACCTAAACAAAGGTTGCCGCTTATAAGAGCTTGCTCAAACTAAGATAAAGAGAGGTGTAACAATAAATGTATAAACTTCAATATTTAAATATAATAATAGAAACAGATGATGAAATGAGAAAAAACGAATTGATGTCTATCGGATATGAGCTTGTTGATGAAGCGGAAAACAGTAATATATCTAATGATGAAAAAGTATCTCAAACTGATGATTCAATAAATGAAACTTCAGAAAATGAAATATCTCAAGATGCTGATACATCTGAAGAACAATCTGAAGATAATACTGATGAAACAGATGAAGAAAATAAAGCCGGAAAAAAATCTGGTAAGGCTAAAAAGTAGGTGCTGATATGGCATCTACTTTTATTAATAAAGATGAGATATTAAGGAAAATCAAGCTATTGCTGAATATAAAAACTGACAATAACGACGACAAGTTAAAATATCTTGTTGATCTTATAGTCGATGAGGTCGGAATATACACTAATATAAGTAATAGCAAGTTACCTTCAAGGCTTGAAAATATAATCGTTGATATATGTACAAAGTATCTAAAAGTAAATAATTTTGGCATTGAAACTATAGATACAGCAGACACAAAGAGTATTAAGCGTGGCGATACAACTATTGAATTTAACACGTCTAATATACTTTCAACTATGAAAAGTGTTGGATATATTGAGCAGGAAATAAGGTTGCTGAATAATTTCCGCCGGGTGAAAATGAGGTGATGATATGAATGAAAGGTTGATACTATCAAAGATGTATTTTGATGTTGCTGACATATACAGAATAAGTCAGGTAGAGGATAATGACGGCTTAATGAAACAAAGTCGTCAAAAGATCTATGAAGATATCAAATGCTCACTTTCGCAAAAAACCATATCATCACTAAATCCAGACACAAATACAAACACATTGATTATGAAACATATGCTATTCGTATCTGATGAGATAGATATAAAGCCGTCTGATATAGTCTATGTAAAAAATAAAAATGAGTATTTCAAAGCTGGAGAGGGCTTGATATATCCTGCTTCTCACAGTGAAATACTGCTTACTCAAAGTGAGAAGGTGAGTATATGAGCGTTGATTATTCGGAGTTTATCGCATTTAGAGATAAATTTGAAAGACTAAGTAATGAGTTCGAAGTTTTTCTAAGAAGATTTCTTACAAAACAAGCCTTAGATGTGCTTGCTAAAACTAAGAGAAACACACCTGTACAAACTGGAACGCTTAGGGGCTCTTGGACTATAGGTGAA